AATGTAGTTAAACATAAACCTAAAGTTTATAAAGAAGATGATTTCATTAAAGAAGAAGATCCATTTGGTTCTGATAATGGAGGTTTTAGTGATAATCCCTTTGAAGAAGATGCAGGAGATCCTTGGGGCTAAACCTATGGATTGTTTTCATGGAAAGGCTAATGAATAAACGAAAATCAAAGCACGATTTAAGAAGAATTATAAAATTGCTGAAAATGGCGTGATACTACATATAAATAAAAATTTATATATTTAATTAATGGGCAGCATATAGAAATATGTGCTGTCCTAAAAAAATACATAAGGGAGTTCGATCATTTAAAATGGCACTACAAAAACGTGAAAAAAAATGCGAAGGCACAACATTTCTATTTTATGGACCAAGTGCGAGTGGTAAAACGCCTGCTGCACTCTCCTTTCCAAATCAATTACTATTTGACTCTGACCGTGGGACGAAGTTTTACACTCAATATGATGATAATATCTTGATGGAATCAAACACTCTTAATTTCAAAGAAATGAATGACGATCTTGATGAATTTGAAAACGATGAAGAACTTTTCAATAGCGTTGAAACGATTAATGTAGATAGTGTTACAAGGTATTATGAATCAATGCAACATGCGTATTTGAAAATTGCAGAAAACAGAGCAAGAAAAGCTGGTCGTTTAGTAGATTCTGAGGGACTTGCCCCTAAAGACTGGAATGGCATGTATCTTCGATATGACTCGTTCTTTGCGAGAGGATTAGGATATGCTGCACAAGGGAAAAACATTGTATTTGTTGCGGAGCAAACTGAAAAGAAGGAGAATCGTCAACTTGCAGATGGAACAACTACAAGTGTTGTAGTAGGGGTTAAACCCAATTTACCTAAAGACAGTAAATATGATTTTGACGTAGTTGTTCGTACATTCGTTAAGAATGGTGTATGTTATGGTCTAATTGAAAAAGACCGCACAGGCACATTCCAGATTGGTGAAGAGGTTGAAATGCCAAACTACTATCACTGGAAGGATGCTATTGAAGCTGCTCGCAAAGGACGAAAACGCACGAAGCAGGAAATCCAATCATTTGAGGATGTCCTTAATGCCGAGATCACTGGAATCAAGGAAGAATCTGGAGATGTTATCGATGATCTTAAAGATGAAATTACAGCTATCATCAATGCTTCAGATTCAAATAAACAAAAGAAAATCCAAGAAGCATTCATTAAACAACTTGGAGACGCAAAGTTTAAAAACACTAATGATGTTTCAAAATTGAAAAAATATCTAGAAGTTGCAAAATCGATTAAGTAAATTACATATATCAATATTTTAAAAAATTGATAAGCCCCATTGTATTAGCCCTAAGCAGTACCTTGGGGCTTATCTGTAAAAGGAGAGCGTATGATTAAGTTGCTAATTGCTTTGCATTTGCTTCTTGGATACCTTCAGGAAACAAGCAATCAAGAAGCAATCAAAGCAGCGAACCCAGTATCAGCACAAGTTAAAATTGAGAATGTAGTAGATAAAAGGCCAAATGTCAAAGGTGTTCCTTTGTCTGATGATGTGTTGGATTATATGTATGAGATGAGCATCAAATACGATGTAGCATACTCATTGCTATTATCTTTAGCTGATGTCGAAAGTTCATTTAATCCTAAAGCCGTATCAAGTGCCAATTGTGTTGGCTTATTACAATTAAGACCTTCAACAGCTAAACGGATAGCTAAAGACTTGGGAGTTAAAAAATATAACTTAAAGAATCCTAAAGATAGTATTCTTTTTGGGACTTATTATATTGATTATCTTCGTGACCAGTGGTTGTCTAAGGGATACTCTGAAGAAGATGCTTATGTATTAACTATTATTAGCTATAATCGTGGCATTGCTGGAACAAGTGAATGGGTAAAAGAATATGGTTTTAAAAACAAATATTACGAAAAGGTTGATAGAAAAAAGGAATATTATGAGAGGTTGATCAATGAACAAAATTATAATTAACGGTCGTGCCTGTTCTGGAAAAGATACGTTTGCTGATTATCTTGTTGAGAAATATGGATATAAGAAGATTTCATTTTCAGATCCAATTTATAAAATAGCTAGAGAATATTTTGGTATGACCACTAAGAATAGAACTTTACTCCAAGCAATAGGGCAAAAGCTTAGAGAAATTGATCCTGACGTTTGGGTTCGAGCAGCATTTAGAGAAGCAGATAATTACAAAAAAGTTGTTATTTGTGATTGTAGGCAAGCTAATGAGTATTTAATGGCACAGAAGAAAGGTTATATACCATTTCGAATTCATTCTAGCCTAGAAGATAGAATTATAAGATGTGTTAAACGTGATAATATTTATCCTAAATTGGACGAATGGGAAAATGAATCTGAGACAGGGGCGGATAATTTTCCATATCACGAAATTAGCAATCATGGAACTAAAGAAGAGCTTTATTCTTTAATTGATTATTTGATGAAAAACGGAGTTGTATATGAAACTGAGAATCGGAATTGATATGGATGGCGTTATTGCGGATTTACTCTCAAAATGGGTAGATATTTATAACCAAGAATTTAATGACAATTTAAAGCCAGAGCAGATTACTCTCTGGAACTGGCATCCTTTAACCAAAGATAAGAAAGGCGAAAAGTTATATACATATCTTGACGACCCAGAATTGTTTAGGAACCTACCTGTGATTGAAGGTAGTCAGGAAGTTCTTAATAAATACAATGATGTGTTTGATTTTTGGATAGTCACAGCAGCATTTAATCCAATAAATATTCCAGCAAAGGTCTATTGGTTGCGGGAAAACTTTCCGTTTTTAGATGTCGAAAAATTTATGTTTGTGAGAAATAAGAGTGGTTTTAAAGGTGACTTACTGATCGACGATAAGCCCAAAAATATTGATAGTGTTGAGGGCAAAGGTATATTGTTTACCGCCCCACACAACAAAAAAGAGACAAAATATGTACGTGCAGACAACTGGAATGATCTTGATGTATATTTTGAGCGACTTCTTTTCTGGAGGAAATACGATGAACGAAAATCTAAAGGAACTTATCCAAGATCTGCTGTCAATCTACTTCACTAAGCGAGAACAGCCAAATATGTTTGAAGTTGATACAATAGAAAGGGCTGTTGAAGCTGTTAAAGATGTGTTGGACAAAGGTACATATGACTCTTATACATACTGGGTTGAAAAGTATAAAGAAGAATAGAGACAATGAAAGTTATCTTTTAAGGTAAATTAATTAAAATGAAATTGGAGTTTCATTGGGGGAAATACATATGAGGGAAAACGTTAGTGTTTTATTAAATAAAATTTTAACAAAAATAGAGAATTTAGAAAATCAGGAATTGTTGTTTCACACTACTGATGGCGATGTATATAGGATGTATCATGATCAAGATTGTTGCGAGCATGTTTATATTGAAGATATTGTTGGAAATTTAGATGATTTAGTAGGTTTGCCGATTCTTATGGCGGAAGAAGTTACTCAAAGTGGCGAAACAGAATGGGGAAGTTATACTTGGACATTTTATAAATTTGCTACCAATAAGGGATATGTAACTATTCGTTGGCTTGGAGAATCTAATGGTTACTATTCGGAGTCAGTTGATTTTGAGCTTTATACACATTAAAAATAAAATATAAATACATAAGGTGATAAAATATGAAATTCTTCGAGTTTAGTCAAAACAATTCTGGTGGGATTTTTATTGTTAATGAAAAAGTTTGTCATAGGATTTTTATTGAAGCAGAGAATAAAGATGAAGCAAATAAAATTGCTGAATCATTAGGATGTTATTGGAATGGGTGTGAAAATGGTATTGATTGCAAATGTTGTGGCGATAGGTGGAGTAAAGTTTGGGATGATGAAGGTTTGGATCTAGATAAAATAAACGAAAATGGCTATCAGGTAGGCGTATATGACCATTATCCTAACCCCGAAGAACATTGGTATAAAAGATATGGACAGTATACTGTTGTACAAGAACCACAATGGAAAGAGAAAATGTTTAGGAGATATACTGGGTCAATTAAATTTAATAATATTGAAGAATATGCACAATTTTTAGCGGACGAATATAGTTGGACTAACCCTGATGTACGAATTTACTATAAAAATGGAAAGGTAAAAGAAATATACGGCAAATGTAGACAATAAAATTAAGATTTCATGAGAAGAGGGAAAATATGAAATGTCAATTTGGTCAATTTATTTTAGAAGGAACTCCTGAAGAGTTTTATAAATTTATTCAGTTGATGAAAAGTAAAGAACCGCTAGTGTCTTGGTATGATTCTAATACCGAAATAAAAAAATGGGATATTGGAGTTGTAGATGCTCAGAAGATGGGGTGATAAATTGAAAACGAATATCTTTATTCCTAAGACAATCAGAGTTGGTTTTCAAGAGCGAAGTGATACATATACGCAAAAACTAGCATATGTTATTTACATAGACGAAAAGGGCAAGCTTAGAAAAGAAGCATCTTGGAATAGTTGGCGAGATAAGAAGATTGATCCAATTGACTATCCCAATGAGCCAACTTCGGGATTTGTTCTAAATAAAAAAGCAGGAGGATATAGTACAGGGTGGAATCACAGACAAACATATGTCAGAGTTTACGATCCGCGAAATTTTGAATTTGAGATTAGCATACCCAACCTTTTGTATATTTTAGAGAACACAAATTCAATTAAAGGTAAAGGGTTAGAAGGAGAATTCGTTTATGGATGGGACGGATCTGAACTAGTTCTTATTCCAACAAGTTCGCCAGATTATATTGAGATATCACAATTTAATAAAATTCTTCATGAGAAAACATACATTAAAGCAAAAGACTTAATTTTGGGCGCGACTTATAAGACAAAACATAATGAGGAATGGATTTATTTAGGTAGATTTGATTACTATGGTTTTAATAGTGAAAGTCAAGGCAAGAGATATTTTTTCTACAGTAAAACAAAAAAATATTATCCTTTTGAGGTGATAAAATCACTTGGAGATAAAATTATTAGCGTTGTATCGGAAGACTGTGCTGAAAATTACGCAGAATTAATTGAAAAGCTTGAAAGTCAAACAATTTATTCTCCATATGATGAGTCAAAAGATGAGTATTTGCCATATGATTATAATTCGTTTGTAAATCGAATTAATTCAGGTTATTGGGGAGTTAGTTTTTATAGTGCAGAGAGAGGATATGAGGAGATTCAAGTTAGAAAAAACTATCCGGGCAACTCAAATGAAGATTTGTATAATGTGATAGCATACAATCCTTCTACATATTGGAATCGAGAAACTGTTATTTTTAAAGGCGCATTAAAAACAATATATGACATTTTTAAGCCTATGTATAAAAACAAATATCTCAAGAACGGAAAACTTTATCAAAGGGGCGAATGAAATGAGCAATAATAACGATCAAAAAATCTTAGAACTTAAAAAACAAATTGCCGAGAAGAAAAAGAAGATCGGTAAATCTCAAAAGTTTGTGCCAATTACAAATTGCTCAATTGAACTTGATGGGATTAGGAATAATATTCAAGTATTAGGGAAAGAACAAATTATTTCTTTGTTGGTCAAACTTAACGCACTTGCAACTTCCGCTAAAGAATTAGGCTTGTTAGATGAATATAAAATTAGTGGGTTTAACATTATGGATTGGATTACAGATTTGAAATCCAAACTTGATTTGATTTCGAGAAAAGACGAAGAACAAAAGCTTAAAATGATGGAAGCAAAACTCGATCAACTTCTTTCAAATGAAAAGAAAGTTGAACTTGAAATCGACGAAATTGCAAGTATGTTAAAAGATTAAAAATATAGCGAGGAGTCATGTCATGGGTTTTAATTTCTTACCGCAGACATGGAAAGAATTATTTTCACCTAGTTCATATGCAAAGTGGTATCACATGTTTTGGGGTATTCCTCTTGTATTATTCTTACTTTTATATTGGCATCTAATTGTAATACCGTATAGAAGATTATTTAAAAGAAAATGAAATTAGATTTCATGATCTTTAGAAAGGAGAACAAACATGACATTTGAAGATACAAGTACAAGCAATAATGCATATTCTATTATGCAAGAGATGCAACGAATCCAAACAGAGATCGGAAGACTTGGATATAGGCTTATGCAGTTACAAAGTCAATTGGACGCAGAGTATAGTAAAAATGGTTGGAACAAAACTGTGTATAATAATCCGCTTGACTATTTGCGCTTAGATTGGAGAGTGAATGATGCATGACCGTCCAACAAATCAATTTGATGAAACATTGTATTGGATATGACCCAAGACATGTTAAGCGTGGGAAATATGAAGCATATCGAAATTATTTTAATACCGGTGACGAAAAAGATGCCGATTGGGAAGAGTTAGTTTCACTTGGATACGCAAAACAGTACGAACGGTTTGGTCAGATTATTTATTGCGTTACTGATAGTGGCAAAAGGTTGCTTGAAGAAATCTTAGATGTAAAAATTACTGAGCGTGATTAAAAAGCAAATTCGATGAAAAAGGAGAAGATAGGATTGAAAATTATGAATATTGATTGGGGACATAAAGATTCAACTATTATTATCATAGACGATAGTAGTGGAACAATCCGGAAGAAGACATACACCAATGAAGAAATTGGTCGCAAAGGACTACTTCAGCATCTTTATTACATGATCCGAAATCTATCTATTGATAAGGTTTTCGTTGAGACAAATGGATATGGGATATTAGCATATGACTTTTTGAGTAATACAGATATTAAAGATAAAGTTAGGGTATTAAAAAATATAAGGAAACAATAAAAGAAGACGAAGAAACATTTGAAATTGTCATTAAGTAGTTTATCAATTGTATACCAGATAATAATGAGTAATAAGTCGTAGAGGTGAGAAATTGAAAAAGATTAGAGCATGGGACATTAAACGCAAAGAAATGATATACATAGATGATCTTTATTGGTTTGAAGAAATGGGCGTCCATGATTTTGATGGTAAAGGTCACTACGCAAATTATATATTCATGTGGAGCATCGGACGTAAAGATATTAAAGGAAATGAACTTTATGACAAGGATATTGTCAAAGAGAAAATTGGATTTGGTACACCAAGTAAAGCACCTAAAAATAGACCCTTTGTTTATGCTAAAGGGGTTGTCGACTGGAATGAGGATGATGCCGGATTTGTAATTACATATAAGTATAACTGGGAACAGTATTGGAAGTCTGTAGAGGGTAATGCTACTGACTGGTATAGAATGCATTATGGTTGGAAAGAAGTTGAGAAGGTCGGCAATGTATTTGAAAATCCCGATCTTTTAACGAAATAACAAAGAAGGTGCGAATAAACATGTATAATCCATATGAAGTTCAGGCAGTAAAAGATCTTGGAGAACGTATTGGATACGGGAATGTGATGATTATTGCTTCTGCATTATGGGCGAAAAATTTAAAAAACAAATATGGAATTGAAATCGAGTCAACTGGCGCTTTTGTTCCTGCTGCTCTTTTGCAATTAAAGAAAAGAGATAAGGAAGATGCAATTGCATCTTTAAGATTGGTTATTGATAACATAAAAGATTTGTGAAAGGAAAAAATGAGCAAATGGACATATTATTAAGTCTTTATGACATGAATAAAATTAATGAATTAAAAGAATATGGCGGAATTGTATACGTATCGAAATATATCAATGTAGTAGGTATGAGTTGCCCCAATGAGAATTTGTGTGAAATCAAATAATTAAAGAACGTCTGTGAATGTGAAGAAGTCACTACTGAAGAGTTCTCTAGTAGATGAAATGCGGGTTTTATAAGGGTAATTATTGCTTTCGTAGAAAGGAAGTTGCTTAGAGGTGAAAAAATTTTTTAAGGCTTTAATATTTTCTATTGCTTTAACTATGTATTGTTTCGGACTAGATAGACTATTCGGAACTGGGTTGGGACTCGCAATTGGGGTACTAACTATACATTTTATAATTGATACTTTGGATCGAATTATTTATAGACGATGAAATATATTTTTGATTGGGAAAGGAGATGATTTAGATTCAACTTGGTAATTTGCAATTAAATAGATTATATCAAATGAATTGTTTTGATGGGTTCAAACTAATTCCAGACCAATCTATTGACCTTATTTTATGTGATTTGCCATATGGTCAAACATCAAATGAATGGGACTGTCTCCTAGATTTAAACCGTCTTTGGGCCGAATACAAGCGAATAATCAAACATAATGGTACGATTGCCCTTACTGCAAAAGGTCAGTTTATGATTGATTTAATATTAAGTAACCGAGAATGGTTTAGGTATGAATGGGTTTGGGATAAGGATAAAGGAGCAAATTTTGCACATATTAGATACCGCCCACTGAATGTCCATGAGTATGTTTTGATATTTTACAATAAAGTTGGAACTTATAATCCGCAAATGGTTGATGGAAAACCGTATAAGCAAAAACGTTTACAACAATCGATAAAGGGCATAGCCGATAACTTAGGTCCCTACACAACAGAATCAAACGGCAAAAGGTATCCTAAATCTATTATTAGAGTTAATGGAATGGCACAAAGATATATCGTTCATCCAACACAAAAGCCACTAGAGCTTTTTGAATATATTATTCGAACGTACTCAAACGAAGGTGACATTGTTTTAGATAATTGCGTTGGATCAGGAACAACGCCTGTTGCAGCCATAAAAAATAAAAGAAATTGGATTGGTTTTGAAACAGAACCACAATACATAGAAATTGCTAATATTCGAATTGATGCAGCCTACAATCAGGAAGATGATTTTGAAATTCTGAAGAAAATAAAATCAAGATAAAACAATGGTTTCATGGGGAGTATATTAAATGAATATATTTAAAAAGTTATTCGATTTGGCAAAATCCCATGAAGAAAAAGAAGGATTTTTAAAAATGATTCAGATGATGCTTTGCTTAAGAAAACACGAAAGGTTAAGAAGGTTGAGGAGATTGAATGGCCGTTAACCACTTTCTAATGTCGAATGAACAGTTATTAAATGAACTTATAGATTTAACCGTACAACACACTGATGTAAACCACAAATAATATGAAAGTTATTGGGAGGATAATATAGATTATATTGAATGTAAAGTATATGATCAAAAAGATTATTGGGACATCAGAAAAGAAATTTTGGAGCGTATGAAGCGATGATAAAGGTTATTGTTGCAGGAACTAGGACATTTAACAATTATGAGTTATTAAAAAATAAATTAGACGAATTTCTAAAAGATATTGAAGACATTGAAATTGTATCAGGTGGCGCAAGAGGTGCAGACGCTTTAGGAGAGCGTTACGCAAAAGAAAAGGGATATAAAGTCACTTACTTTCCCGCTGACTGGAACCGCTTCGGAAAAAGCGCTTGATACATAAGAAATAAAGAAATGGCTAAGTATGTTAGTGATAAAGGAATATGTATTGTGTTCTGGAACGGTGTTAGTAGGGGGAGTAAGCATATGATCGATCTCGCTAAAAGTTATGGAGTTGAAACGAAAGTGGTTAGATATGAATAGATATTATTATTATGATGGAATTTCTTCTATATTAGTAGAAGATAAAGGACATAATATAGTGCATATTAGATATTCTAATGATATTGAAAATAATTTAGGTCAAGATGAGGAAATGTGGATAGAGAAAAAAGATATAAAATATCTTATTCAATTATTAAAGAAATTGACATAAAGAATCAATGAAACGATTATTTCATGAGGGGATGAGAGAAAATGATTATTATTGTATTAATTTATTTATTAACAGTTTTGCTATCAATTCTAATTTATAGGAAAGTCATTCAGAAAGTAGAGTATGCGCTTGTTGGATTTGCGTTATTTCTAAGCTTAATTCCAATTATAAATTTGCCTAGTGCAATAATTATATTTTTATTAGAGGTTGGCCCTAAAATTGACATTAGCGTATGGTTGAAAAGGTATATATTCTTTATTAAAGATTAAACAAAAATAAATTTTCATTTTCATGAGGCGAAACAATTGAACAAATTGAGGGTAATTCATCATAAACCAACTAACACATTCTGGACTAACGATGTTAACTGGAGAGAAAGAATTAAAAATGAGACTTGCGAAATTGGTGAAGTCGAATACAAAGTAAGTTCTGCGTTTGAAGTAAAAAAGTATATGAATTCAATAGGGTATATACTATTGAAGAAAAATGAATTACCTACATTCTTGGTTTCCAAACCTCAATTTAAAATAAAAAAAGCAAAAACTAAACGTAAATAATAAATCTATTCTTTGATTGGGGTATAAAATATGATTATTGAGGATTTTAATTATTATATAGTATCAGATGAAGAATTGAAGCGGCTTGAAGAGTGGTTGATTAAAAATGAAGAATGGTTAGGAAACAATAGGGACAAAAACTCAGACTTTTCAAATGAAAAAAGTGAATGAAATTTACATTTTCATTGGAAATGATATAGCAAGTGAACATTGACAAATCTATTCAAAAGAATATTTGACAAGATGTTGGCTTATTATAAAGCAATGATGGGTTTATAACATGTTTTGGATTTAATTTGGTTCCACCATTAGAAATACAAAATAGAATTAGACAGACATTAAAATGACAATCAGACTATTCTTTTATTGAAAGGTGGAGGATAGAGATTGGAGAAAGAAATATTAGGAAGTTTAGAATTAAATAGAATTTACCAATTAGATTGTTATAGTGGCATAGATTTAATTCCTGACAATAGTCTAGATTTAATTATTACAAGTCCTCCATATGCTATGCAAAGAAAAGACTCATATGGCGGAATTAATGAAGCGGATTATCCAGATTGGATTTGTTCCATAATGTTAAAGTGTTTCAACAAATTAAAACCATCAGGAAGTTTTATTCTTAATATCAAGGAACACGTTAATAAAGGAAAAAGGTCATTGTATGTTTACGAATCAGTAATAAAATTAGCAAAAAAAATCAACTATATTGAGGAGTATATTTGGAATAAAACAAATCCATTTCCAACTGGAAATAAAAAGCGCCTTAAAGATGGATTTGAAAGATGCTATCATTTTTCTAAAACTCTAAATTATAAATTCTACCCAGAAAATGTGTTAGAAAAATCAAAAAGTAAATGGTTGGAATCAGAAAAGAAACGCACAAATAAAGGTGAACACAATACAACAAACGGTTCAAAAATGAATATGAGTAAAAGAGTCGCAAATGATATGGTTAGACCTTCGAACGTTATTACCTGTTCCTCTTCAAATTTAAATATAGGGCATCCAGCTGTTTTCCCAGTCCAGATTCCAGAATTTTTTATTAGATTAATGACTGATAAAAATGATGTAGTATTAGATCCGTTTATGGGTTCTGGTACTACTGCTGTAGCAGCATTAAAGAATAATCGTAAATTTATTGGATTTGAAGTAGAACCAAAATACATAGAAATTGCTAACAAGAGAATCGAGTCAACATATAATGAAATTGACGATCAAAAAATCCTTAAGAGTCAAGAATCTTAAAAAATAAAACAAGATCAAATCTGTATTTTGTGGGGAGGTTTGAAATGAGTATTACTATTTTTGAAGTGCAATACGAGTATGACAACCCAAATAATTTTCAATCGAGACTAATTTCAGTTCAAGATTGGGATACATATATTAAAAATATTAAAAATTATAAAGCACACAATTCTTTTGATTATACTATTCCAAGAACTACAAAACCTCAAAATATGGTTGTGGGAGATGGACGATTAGAGTTTGACTATATTGTTCCTGCTACTGGCAAATTAAGACATCATATGTCTTGGAAAGTTCAGATAAAACATTGACTTTATCGGAGAGTGAGTAAATGAAAGTATATATAGTAACCGCTGGAGAATATTCAGACTATCATATTAAACGTGTTTTTCTAGAAAGATCCTTAGCGGAACGATATGTGGCATTACAAACAAATAGTCAAGAAGACTTTTCAATTGAGGAATATGAAACTGATGATGATAAGAAGTTTGATCAAATTAGGTATTTCTACGCATGGTATAAAGTAGAAAAGGGAAGAGAAAATTTCCAAATGGCTTTCTATACTACTACTACATTAGATACAACCGAAGAAGATGAAAATTATACTGACTTCTGGCACTATAATCATAGTAACATAGATAAAATTATAATCAAGCGAGTCATTAAAAATGAAGTTTACGATGAAGAAGCATTGAGAAATAAGTATTTGAAAATTTGTCAAGATTTATATGCAAAAATTAAGTCACTTAAAGAACTTGAAGGGTGGGACGAAAAGATGGTTCAAGAGTGGCTGAATGAAAACGCTAAAGAATATGTTCCTGAATTTGAATAAAACATTTATCTCATTCAAAAGATCGCACAGTGTAGATATTGAAAGGAGATAGAAAATGTTTTTATCAAAACAGGAGAAATGTTTAGTACTCCTTTATAGAATTGAAATTGAAAAAATATTAACGTTGTGCGGAAAATATAAAAGTTATACAAAGGGAGAAGAGAAAATTAAAAAGCTTAAAAATAAAATCATAAAACTTGGTGGAAACCCAGACACAAAAATTGAAATTAAATCAAAGTGAAATCATTTTACAAAATAAAAAAGGAGATAGAAAAATGAAAAAGTTATTATTACTCCTTGTATTGGTGTTTGTATTTATTCTCACGGGATGCCGTGAGAATACAGAGTATAATCCAGAAAATAGTTCTAATGACTCTGTTTCGGTTTACACAGACTCTAAAACGGGGTGCGAATATCTAATTTATGCTTCTGGGTATAAAGGCGGAATTACTCCGAGATTGGGATCAGACGGTCATCCGATTTGTAAAAAATATTGATTTTATGGAGAGAACTGTATGCAAACATTATATGAAGGAGAAACGATTGAGAGCCGTCTTGAAGACATTTGGGGGAAGTTAAAATATGTTCCAAAGAGTGAATATGAAACAGGACTGTATTATGTTTTTTATAAAGAGGATGTACGATTTTTGTTGGAGTTATTGAATAAAGGTAGTGAAAATAAATATGAATAATTTTATTAATTTGCTAATTGACGCTTTCTTTGTTTTATTGATCTATCTGATAATTGCTGTGCTATGGCAATTTGCCGAAAAAATATTTTATGGACATGTTACCCCTAGATTTATCGATGATGTTGTTGCGCTAATCTTAGCAATTAGTTTGTATATCAATTTAAAAAAAAATAAAAAAGGAGTTTTAAAATGAAAAACATAATAAAATTTATTAAAAGAAATTGGGGAACTATTATTTTAATTTTTGAGTTTGTATGGTTTTTAAAATTTTTCCCTACGGGCAAAAACTTATATTTTGAATCATTTATCGCTTGGTTTATGGTTTTCACATGGATATATGGATTGACATTATTATTTGTCCTTTTATTAATTGGAGGACATTTTTATATCAAAATTGAAGGTTTTATACCAACTCTATTAAAAACATTAAAGAAAAAGAAATCAGAATGAAAGTAACACTTCATAAGGATGTGAATCATTTGCTTGTTGAAGAAGGGAAGGCATATCGGATTTGGTTAGAAGGCTGGGAAGATGACTGTGCATATCTTGTTCCATTAGGTGATTATACTCTCTATCCAAGATGTAGAAATATTAGATACACTCATTACTTCAATTCACTTCTTCTGGGCAACGCTAATCAAATGAGTTTAGATTACATAAATGATTGTTTAAGGTTTAATCAAGAAGTGGCTGTATCGCTGAATTTCCCTAATAATAAAATCGGATATTACAAAATAAAAAATATAGAACCAATAGACAATTACTAAGGGGGGAAACATTTGAGCTATCTACCATGCGAACGCGAAACAACACTTCAAATCGATGATGAATCGAATGTTTGGGTATTAGAGACACGTCAAAATAAAATTAAAACCAAGCTTTCACGAATTGGAGTAACCCCTGTAAAAGAGTATCCAGATGGTGGGGCTAAGTACATACTTGATTATGAGCAAGTATCATTCCGACAAAAGAGTAAACCGAGAAATTTGTCTGAAGAACAACGACAAGCTGCTGCTGAGAGGTTAGCGAAGGCGAGGAGTAAGAAAAATAAAAAAGGAGAAGATGATAATTGAATCCTAATATTGCAGTCAAAAATCCAGAAAACACTTGCTTCAACTGTTTAAGGAACACAAAAGTTAAGAAGATCATGATACCAGAAATGGGATGGGGAAGTGGATTTGACGGATGGTCTACGAGGATTAATTTGTGCAATGATTGCTATAATTTAACTGATAAACGATGGTGGGAATTGAATGTAATAAGCGACAACGAAGGTTATCGAGGTTCGTGGTATGAGTTTGAAAGTGAAATTTTTGAGTTTGTTGACAAAATGCCACTTGCAGGACAAGAACTATTCTATAATAGATATTCTAATGGCTGGAATTCACGCGGTTCTTGGGAGCCACAAGATTACATAGATTACGAACTTGGCATTTTACCACATGAAAAATGCAAAAAATATGGTGTATATTCGCACGAAGAAATTAGAGCATATCGAGAAAGATTTTCTAAATGCCAACATCCTGTAAATGTAATTTATAATGATGAATCAAAAGGATGTCGTTGTCCATTTGGGGCTTTTGGAAAATATGGTGGGTTGGCTGATGAATATAATGTATGGGATGAATGTTATCAATGTAAATACTTTACCCAGAGAACAACGCCAATTAAAGACATTTCAAGTGATGATTATGATGATTATGTGATTTACTATAAAGCGAAATTAAAGCAAGAAGAATTTAAAAATAAATTTGGATGAAATGAGATTTTCATAAGAGAAGGAGGACGAGTGTTATTGCAAAAACAGAATTAACAATTGAGTTGGAAAGGAATATTTATACTACTACAGGTAAGAATGGCGTATTTAGATGTTTCGAAGTTACTATTGGATGGGTTGGTGACGAGAGAGTAGATTACATTACATACGACACAAGAGGTATTTGGAGATGCTATGAAATCAAAGTATCTAAAGCGGACTTCTATAGCAACGCAAAGAAAACATTTGTCGGTCATTTTAATTACTTTGTGATGCCTCGTGAACTGTTTAATGAAGTTAAAAATGATATACCAGATCATATTGGTGTTTATGCTGATGGCGTTTATTCCGTTAAAAAAGCGAAGAAGCAAGATTTAAAAGTTGACGAACAAGTGCTCAAAGATTCGATGATCCGTTCGTTAGCAAGAGATTCTGAGAAATTATATAAAATGAAGAATCCTAAAATTATTGAACAAATGAACACACGAATAAGAAATTTGCAAAAAGAAAGGGATGAATGGCGAAACAAATATAATGAATTAATGAGAATTGGTTGGGAAAAATATGGAAGTAGATGGTATAAATAAACCTATAGGAGAAATAGGCAATGTGTAGACACGGTACATATAAAAAGGTAAGAGTAATAAACAATCAAAATAACAAAGAAATTTTAGTAGATGCCTGTATTGCAGACGAGATCCAGTGGTTAAACGATCAAGGGATTTTTACTCTGGGTTGTTGTTGTGGTCATGGTCAAGCTGGAAAAATTGTGGAGTGGGAAAATGCATATGGAAAATGGAAGGGTCATGAAGAACCACCACATGTATTAATTGATGAGAAAAGTGCTGATTCAGCAAAGATTTTGGGCTATCGTCCCTATCCGTATTATTATGCTGATGGAAAATTTTATGGTGTATTGCAAATGTATTTGAAGAGTGGGTGCATAACGATGGATGATGTTGAAGATTGGCATAAGGAGAACGAGAATGAAATACAAATTCATGATGTATAACTGGGATGGTGGAGAATATGTCACCATCCCCACAAATAATGTAGTTGATGCAATTTATTATGCTTGGAATTTTGAATGCGAAGTTTATGAAAAATATACAAAAAAATTGATTTTTGCGCCGTTTGAAGATAATGAATTTAACTCTGATTTGTTGAAGGAATATGGGATCAGGTTAATTGAGGACGGAAAATACAGAAGGCTTCAAGATATTAAAACTGGTGAGATTTATAAAGCACCTTGGCAATCAGAATGAATATGAAATTATAATGTCATAATTAAATGGAGTGAGATATAAAAAAATAAAATTTCTTCGGCATTTAAGTTTGTGCGAGAAAACGGAAGACTGAAAGTAGTCGAATTAAATGTTAATGAAGTGTTGCAAGGAAAACATGGTAAACCAGTTATAATTGGCGACTAAGAGATAAGAAAAAAATTGAAAACAAGTACATGAAACACAAGTTTCATGGAGAGGATGATAATTCATTATTGACCCTAATGATGATGGAGTAACGCATATTAATATCTACAGTCAAGGGAAAACAAAGTTGGGACGTATGTTGAGTAATTTTTATTTTTGTCCTATAAAAACTCAAGACGGCCTATTTAATTCCGTTGAGGGTTATTGGTATTGGCTTGGGATAGAGGATTGTGAAGAAAAAGACGTTTTAAGAAAATTGAGTGGCTATCAGGCAAAAAAGAAAGGAGAAGAACTAAAAAAGAAATACGGTAAAAGATTTGAAGAGAAATTTGAAGATAAAATTTTACAAGCCATTTGGGATAAAGTGAAACAAAAATGGAAGATGTTTAATGTAGATAATGCAACTTTGCCATTTGAGCACTATTACAATTTTGGTGGAAAAGTGGTTAATGTTAAAGAGAAGTATTTGTGGATGATTGAAGGGATTGACAAAATTAGATGGTTCGTATTAAAAAAAATCGGATCTAAATAAAGAGGAGATTATGTGGAATATTATTGAGTTATTTAAATACATAAAATATGCAATAGAAACAATTAAATTCAATTTATTTTATCGATGGTTTCATGATGCTCAAATAAGCCTATTCGATAACTGCTCATGGAAATCTTTTAAACAAAACAAAAAAGGAGAATGATAATATGGAAAATGTAAATTATCAAGAACAGCTACATGAACTTTTTGAGGAACAAGACGAAGTCAATCATATTCGACAAGATGAAACATGGCGTATTAATGATCTTTCAACTGCGCTCTGGGCTGATGGAGTTGTCCATGAGAAGGAGCTAAAGATTGCAGAAATCGAGAAGATCTACGAAGAGCGCAAAGAGCAACTTTTACACAAGCTCGATGAATGGAAAGAGCGCTCTATTAAGCCACTTCAAGATGATATTGACTTTTTTAAAACTCACCTCCATGTATGGCATATGCGCGTACTAGAAGAAGAACGTGCTAGAGGTGTGAAGAAGGAAAGCAAAACCATTAAGCTTCAATACCGCGATTTAACTTGTAGAAAAAAGCCGCCAGAAATCATTATTAACGGTAAAGAACCGAGTAAAGCTAAAGACGATCCAGTGTTTGTTAAATTTGTGAAAGAAAACAACCCAGAATATATCAAAGAAGAAGTAAAATGGGCGGAGTATAAGAAAACACTTAAGCAACAAGAAGTAGAAGGAAAATTTGTTTATGTTGATGAGGCAGGCCAGCCAATTGATTTTATTGAATTAATTGAACGCGGTGAAGAATTTGATTGGAAGGTACATAAGGAATAAAAATAAAAATATATAAATAGTGATATATATTGACTTTTGAAAATAAAAAGTGGTATATTGTGATTGATTCAATATACCACTTTTTGTAGAACGGAGATGATGAGCAAAGAGTAAAAAATGAAAATATTGGTCGAATACTGCGATTCCCAAGGAAATAATCAGGAGACGCGAAACGGAGAGATAGTATCTGATTAAGAAACTGACGATTAATAACGAGAAGGTTAAAAAGAATGCCAAGTTTATCGAGATAATTAGCGAACTACATAAAGATACTCATGAATACATAGTTTCTGTTATTTATAGTGAATCAGAAGAATATTCTGTTGTGTGCTACACTTATAGAGATGAAAGCGGGAAAAGGCAAATTAAATATAAGAAATTCAAATGAAAAATTCTAGGAGGAATACAGATTGGATGCAGCGGAATTGGAGTATATCCAATATGTAAATGGCTTTGATATTCGTTATAACGAAAATTCAGATTACAAATATATAGTCTTTCATCCGAGCTACAATGGAATATTTATCGATGAATTTGTTACTTTGAGTGAAGCTATAGATTTTTGTAACGAAGAAGATGCTGACGAATGGGAGCAAGAGATTAGAAGTAATTATTAATTATAAAGAAAAATAATTTTTTTGTGAGAATGTGGGGTGATATATATAGCACGAAAAGTAAAATGTCGTACTTGTTCAGAGAAGGATGAAAAATCAAAAATGATAAGAACTGAAAAAGGAGAATATTATCATCAAGGAGAGTGTTATGAAAAGCATCTAGAGCATAAAGCATTTATTGAAAAAGAAAATGAAGAATGGGATGCGCTATATCAATATGTAAAGGAATTACATGGTCTTGTGGTGGTTCCAAAGGCAATTGTCGTTCGTCTTCAGGCATTACGAAACGGTGAGGACGTGAGACGAGGAAAAAAAATTAAACGATATAAGATGGGCGCTGAATATTCTTTGATGCTCGAAGCTTATTTGCTTGCCGAAAAAGATATTAAGTGGGCCATTGTGAACAGACTAGATAATAAAAATGATGTTCAAGCAATCAATTACTGTATATCAATTATGATAAATAAACTAAATCAGGCATGGAAAAACAGACAGAAAAAGAAAGAGGCAAAATATGAAAATAAGAGGATTGAAAAGCAAATAGAAGAGATGTCTGAAGTAGCTAAAAGGGTTCGTGAAATTCAAAGTGGACTGAGTACAAACACTCAAAATGATAGTGATATAGATATTACAACGTTGCTTGATTGAAATAGGGGTGGTATTTATACAGGACGTAGCAGAATCAAAAATTAAAGATTTGGCTACTGAATTACTTGTGTTGGGTAGCTTATTTACTAATCATGATTTGCTTTTAGAATACGGTGAACTAATAAAAGAACAGTACGACTTTTCGGAACCAACAACTAAATTTCTATACAATTGTATTAGTGAATTGCATCATCAATATCCAGACACCGAAATCACAGAAACTAAAGTCAATATTTATATGAACCAAGATCCGGAAAGGAAAAAGAAGTATGATGATTTAAAAGGATATTCTTATATAGAACGCATAAAAAAATTGGTTGACTTAAATGACTTTCCTACATATTACGAAAAATTAAAAAAATATTCTTTATTGCGCGAATATGAACGTAAGGGATTTCCAGCGCAAAAGATTTATGAAAGAAATAATTTTGAAAAGTTGACTTGTGAAGATATTGTTCGAGCGATGGAATACCAAGCATCAAAAATAGGAACTGTTATTGGTGGCTTAAAAGAAAGTATTATATTGGGCAAGAATATGGTTTCAAAAGTTGCCCAATGGAAGAAAAAGCCTGATGTTGGGTTAACAATTCCTTTTGAAATTATTAATATGTTGATGCGAGGTATGAGAAACAAAAAGCTCGCAATGTTCGGTATGCATTCAGGATGTGGTAAATCAAGAACCACTTCTAAGATTGCTTGCTATCTTGGTATTTTGCATCAGATTCCTGTTTGGGTAGGAGCAAACGAACAGGATGAAGACGAATGGGATGCAATGGTTATAAGTTGTGTTATAAATAATCCCGAATTTGGTTTTCAGAATGAATTATATCGTCGTGGATTAAAGGATGGAATTGATGAAACAAAGATTGTTACTGGTACATATAATGAAGTTGAAGAAGAAGTAATTTTAATGGCTGCGGAATTTATCGAAAAAAATAGCAAAATTTATTTTACCGAATTGGAAAGTTTCAGTGAAAATGATATTAAGCGAGAAATTAAAATTCATCAATTAAAGGGATGTAAGCTTGCTATTTATGATACAATGAAGGCTCCAGATCATGATTGGATGTCCTTTGTAAAAACAGCAGACATGCTTAAAGAAATGGCAAAGAAATTGGATATTCCTATTTGGACTACATTCCAATTAACTGATGATAGTTTATTTAATGAATTGCTTACAAGCCAAGCAATCGCTAATGGCAAACATATTAAACACGTAGCTGACCATCTCTTAATGGCTCGTCCACTATTCGGTGATGAATATAGCAAATATATGATTTTAAATCCAAATGGATTTGCTGGAACTGAGCAAATTCCTTTGAAACGAGATGAAACTTATTATGTTGTATTTGTGGACAAGAACAGGGGTGGAAAGGATAAAGATCGAATATGTCTAAGAGTTGATAAAGGTAAAAATATGTGGATTGAAGAAGGATATTTGATTTTGTCTGAAGATGAAAAAGAACTAAAAAGAATTAGACGTGAACATAAAAAATTAAAACAAGAAAAAGAAGTGCAGAAATTAAAGGCAGAACTTGGAAAGCTATAAGGGATGTGATTTGCAATTGATGCTCAAGTTCTGAAGGAAAAAATTAAAGAAGACGATAAGGTAGAACTTATTTTAGAAGCATTAGGTTGCCATCACATTAAACGAAGCAAAAATTGTTTTACTGCTGCTAATCCAGATGGAGATAATAAAACGGCAATTAATGTTTTTTATGATACATTAGTTACACTTAACCACACAAGACCTGATTTTCCAGAGAGAGCAAGCATTATCGATCTTGTGTGTTATATAAAAAAAATATATTTCACTCATGCTATTAATTGGATTTGCGAGGTTTGTGGGTATGATTTTTATGATTATACATACAAAGAAGAAGAGTTAGATCCATGCTTGTTAATACTTGACCAAATAGAAGCATCAAGTTATAGACAACAAGAGTTTCCGTTATTAAAACATAGCAATAAGATTCTTCTTGAGTACATAGATTATCCTAATAGTTGGTTTATCGAAGAAGGTATCTCTTATGAAGT